TCAGTAACGTCATCTTCGTCTAAAGTGATTTCATAAATAGGTTCAGTACCTTCTTCTGGAGACTCGTTTTCGTCCAATTTGATGATAAATTGATTATCACCATCATTAACTTCTAAAGTATTACCTTCTTTTTTAACTACAATACCATCTTCAGGTTTCATAGCTTTAAAAACTTTAATTACTTCATCGTCAGATGCGTCTGTCATGTCAAGTGTTTCATCATCAGCATTGTCCGCATCGTGGTCACTTGATCCACCAGCGTTGTCTGCATCAGGTTCGTCACCTTCCTCGTCATCTACATCGGCGTAGTCTTCAGTGTCAGTATCTTCAGTGCCTTCTTCATCTTCAGCACCTTCTTCATCACCGGTTATCGAAGTTTCATCATCAGCAGGCTCATCACCTGTTACATCTTTTTCTTCTTCTTCAGGAGGTGTAGGTTGTTCGTTTACGTCCAATCCCATTCCTTCCTCTTCTATCAATGATTCTTTAAGCAAGTCATTTAGTTCTTGTTTCATTGTTGAAGCAAGTATACCTTTTGCATTTTGCTTTACTGCTTCTTCAAGTGTTTGTACTTGAAGTAACGCTTGTTCTAAAATTGATTTTTGACTCATTGTGTTATTTATTTTGATTATTATATAAATACTGTTATTTTATAAAAAAACCACTATTACAATATTGCTATCAGTAAAAAAGTGATTATTTACCCAAAAAACTGTTAAGATTACCCATTAATTTTTTCATTCTGTCGTCTTGTGATGGTTTTTCCTCAATAGACTCTTCGTACTTACTTCTATCATCTAAGTCTGAGAAAACATAAGCACCTGGTGTAGATGGGGAAGAAACTAAATCAAAACATACAAGTTCAAAATCGTCTTGTACTATATTTTCTCCTTTGATTTGTTTTAAAGAACCTACACCGCGTGAAGAAATACCCAAAGTGGCTCCGTTCATTAATAACATTGCGGCTTGGTCTCCTTTAGTGGATACAATACCCATCTTTCTCCAACCTGGTGAAGTGAACATTTTGATTTTACCCATTAACATTCTACCATCCCACCATGTTTCAAGGATTGAATGAGAAACTCTATCTAAATCGATAAGTGAAGATGAAGGGTGGTTTAATTCATTTAAAGCACTTCCCTTTTTAATAATTGATTGGTATTTTTCATTCTCCCTCTTCAATACTGATTCAGGATAGATTCTACCGTTCTTATTTGGTGTGTCGTATTTTTGTAAAACTGCATAGAGGATAAGGTCTTGTGAAAAGTCCATATCCTTCATTTCTGCAATAACTTTCTTATTTTCGTCTGGAGATACATAACCGGCGTCATATTCAATCAATATTCCTCTTCCGGTTTCTCTTGGTCCTAATATCTTCATTTATAGATTTTATTACTATAAATACATCGATATCGGAACTTATTTCTTGTTTTTATAGAAATTAAACAGAATCTTATCCGTTAAATTCCCATCAATTATATTTTCAGAGATATTTTTTATGTGATTTTTAACATCCTTTTGTTTGATATCAAATTGATTTTTAACAAATAATGTTATTTCTAAGTTCATAAAAGACTTTTTTTCTAATTTAATTCCGTTAGTTCTTATGTCTAAATCGACAATGTTTTCGGTTCTAAAAAAATCACTTTGGATTGAATATATTTTATTTTTTATTGAACGTCTGGTTTTTGATAAAACCTGTTCGTAGTCGTAATCCTCGGTTTGAGGTTGCACCCAAGAATTTAATTTTAAATAAATTGTCTTAAGATTTTTGTAATCTACGGTTCCATAACCTATCTTTACATTCTCATAATAACCGAGAGGTATAAATTTACCTGTTTTCATTAATTTTGTTCATATTATCATTATTTTATGGTATAATTAAAATATAACGAAAAATTCTTAAAATTCCAAAAATATTTATATAAAATAAAACAACATTTATGATTATTATTGATTTGAGTAAAGAGAGAAGTATTGAAACAGCTTTAAGGACTTATAAAAATAAAGTACAAAAAACAAAACAAGTTCAGGAGTTAAGAGATAGGCAAGTATTTGTTAAACCATCAGTCAAAAAAAGGACTGAGAAGTTAAAAGCAATTTATATTGAAACAAAAAAAAATGGTCTTAATTAAGACCATTTTTTAATTCTTTTAATCTGTAATAGTTGTATTTGGACGGTGCCATTTTTTTGACTTCATCCACTACTTTGTTTAATTTAGTTTGAAATTCTAAATCAGACGATTCACTTAATAATTTAGTTGCCTTATCAATAATTGATTCTTGTAGTTCATTAGATTTACTGATTAAATCATCATAAGAGATAGATAAAATATCTTTTAATTCATCTTTTTGTTCTTCAGATAATGTGTTTGAATATAATACGTTAAAATTGTTCGCCAAAACGGCTTGTAATAATGTTACGTTCTCAACAAGTGTAGTGTCTTCTACTTCTTTAGTTTCTTTTTTAGTTGTTAAATGTTCTACTAATTTCTTTTTTGCTATAACCTTCTTCTCAATGTTTGATAATGAATCTTTTTCAGATAACATATCTAAAGATTCGTATAGTTCTTTGGTTTCAATTTTAACATCACTTAATTTTTTATGTAAAGATTCACAAAACGTATTTAAACTATTCCAATTACCTATTGGTTGACCAAAATATATATTTAATCCCTCAACATATAATTTTGCAATTTCTTTGTCTTCAATATATTTGTTTTCAATTTCTTCATAAAACAAATACATTTCTTTGAAATCTTTGTTTTCTTTGATTGTTGTTAATATATCTTTAATCTCAGTCTTATTTTCATTAGCATAAGACTCAGTTAGTTTGTTCAGTATTTTGGTTTTTATTACCCCAAATTTGTTCATTTTTAATCGTTTAAAATATCGTTTAGTTTATTTTCTATTTCATAAATATTCTGTTGAGCCTTATTAATATCAAATAAGTCTTTTATTTCCAAAGTTTCTTCACCCAACATACCTAATATTTTAGATTTTCTTGATTCACTTAAAGGTGCTTCTCCTCCCGCCTCAGGTGCTCCTCCTGATGGTGGCGGAGGTGCTCCTCCTGATCCTCCCATACCCATATCACCCCCCGCCGGTGCACCCGTTGCACCTGCCGCCTCAAGTTTTTCTCTTTCTTCTTCAGGTATACCGTATTTCTTATCTACATCATCAAATAAACCTGAACGTTTAATAATAGTATTAGTTGCAGTTAATTCAGCACCAATTGCTCTTTCAAGTCTTTGTTGTTGTAAATCAAGTATAACTTCACTATCACTAAATCCAAATATATTTTTCTTAGCCCATGTATGAGACATTGGTAAGATACCCATGTTAGATTGGTCAGAAGTTGCGTCTTTATATAGTGTAACTTTTTCTTTCCATTGTTCAATTTTTAATAAATCAGATTGAGAAGATGGGTTAGTTAAAGACAATGTGAAATTATGTAATTCATCTTCTAACCCCATTAAATACAAATGTACTAATGCAATTTTATTAAGTTCATGAATTAATGATTTTTGAATTTTATTAATCGTTCTTGCGAAACGAATATCCATTAAAGCTAAATTTTTACCGTCTCCAACAACCTCTTCAAAACCAATAAACGCTTTTGGTATACGAAGAGCTGCCAGCATCTTTTTTTGGATGTACTCAATGTCCGCAATTTCACCTAAGTTTTGTGCACCTGGTAACGTTTCAATTGGATTTGCTTGTGCCACATCACGAACAGGAATGAAATAATCTTGGTCTACCGCCATTTGATTATATCTCATATCGACTTGACCATTTGTTTGGTCAACTACTTGTTGTCTTTTAAATTTATTAGCAACACGTTGAACATAAGATTCAATATCTTTATCATCCATATTACCAACAAATACTTTGAACACACGTCTTTCAGGAGCTCTTGATGTTCTATAAATTAACATAGCATCTTCAGCAAGTAAAAGTTGTTTCCATATACGTCTAATTTTATCTAACATAGAAGTACCATAAGGTAGTTTTCTATCATCACCTAAAATTCTAAAATGTGCAACTTCCCAAGCTTGAAATTCCATATCTTTATTTTTCCATTGGAAACGTAATTCTCTAATTGGTAATTTAATATCTTTTTGTGTTGGTGTTTTACTTGACGCACCTTCCACTCTTTCTATTTCAATATTTGGTAATTGTTGTACTCCAACAATTCCTTTCTCAGGGTTAATTTTTAAATAAACAAAATTGTCACCATACTTACAAACACCTCTAGCCCACATTTGTAGGTTAGTATTAATGTCCATTTTATTATGAAATAAATCTTCAAGAATTCCTTTAATTCTTTCTGATTCAGAATATATTGTTAATATATCTCCCTTTTCAGACATAGTTGTTGATTCTTCAGAATAGA